TTTAAATCCCATAAAGTAATTTGAATTACTGTCAGCTAATGTATCAGCATTTGAGCCTTTGCTATGATAACCATATATTTCTACATAATCAGAAACAGCTAAATCTAAAACAGCAGTAACTATAGCACTATCATAATGAATATTTGCTTGATTAGTATTATATAATGCAGAACCATTTTTATAAATAACTGCTCTTAATTCATTAAAATCAGTAGAGTCTCCTATTTTAAATCCACCACTAAAAAAATATTTACCAGCTTCGCCACTAGGAACTGTAAATTTATTTGAAGCAAAAGCACTATCAGTATCAAATACTTCAGTAGGATATTCTATTTTTGTTAATGTTGCGGTTGATATAGTTTGTGCTGACCCATTAGTTGAAAAAAATGATGGAGTGTTTTTCATTGCACTATTTAAAGTAGTCGTTGCGTTAGAAAGATCTACAGTCTCCCCAGATTGACCAAGTGTAATCGTCCCTGATCCAGAGCTTGTTTGTATATTCGATACTTTTAATGTTCCGTTTGCCATTATACTCCTATTAATTTTTCTGCTTGTAAAAATGTATATCTTTGATCAAAAATACAATCAGACCCTTTTGTATGTTGTCCATATAATTCAATATAATCTCCAACTGATAAATCAAATACCATTGCTTTATTTGGATAACCTCCCGTAGAGCTATTTGGATAACTTCTTACAAAAGACGAACTTTCTGCAGAACCATTTTTATATATTTGTAAAGCAGCATGTGAAGAACTAGATAGTGTTTCTGTTCCAGCAGCAAATTGAAACAAGTATTTTCCAGCTTCTCCAGATGGTACAGTAAATCTGTAATTAGATGTATCAAAAGCAGAATCAGTGTCATATTGTTCACTATTCAAATTTAATTTTGTCCAAGTATTAGTAGTAAGTGTTTGACCACTTGTTAAAAACACAGAAAAAGCAGGAGTGTTATCTGGAAAACCTGTTACTGTTCCAGAATTTGTAATTGTTGCCCCTGACGGAATAGTTATTGTATCTCCTGATGCACCTAGAGTTAAAGATGTGCCTGTGCTTGGTTGAATTAAATTTGTTTCTAATGTGCTCATTATAAAATTACAAATGTACTCCCTGATGGTATAGTCACTGTTCCTGATACTGTAACAGGACCAACTAACGCTCCGTTAGTAGAACCTGCCATTGATATACTTGTAAACGTTTGACTATTTTTCATAAAAAATGTTGAGGCTAAACTTCCTGCAGTCACAGATGAGTCAGTTGGTGTACCGATGTCAAATGTGTTACCGAGCACAGTTCCGAAAAAAGTATCTGACGATGCTGGGTTTGAACTGAAAGTTATCTGAGAACCAGAGATTGTGTATGCAGCTGGATCCTGAATGACACCCGAGATAGATATAATACAGCTTTGTTCGTTTCCTGGAAGCACAGCGGTCCCACCAACCGTTAAGTTAAACGGTCCTGCAGTTGATCCAGTGAATGACGATGCTATGTCATCCAATATTTGATACGCACCCGTTTGGGGAGCTTTGCCAACGTAAGCCATATATTTTTATCCTTTACTCTGTAGGGATTGGGTTTGCAGTTTTGACAGCAGCTACGTGGTCTTTCCAAGTAGTTGTACCGTCGACTGAATCGTGGTACTGCATGTCGAGCTGTGAGCCCAAATCACCGTAGGCGTTTCTTCTTGTAGCTCTTACTGCATTTTGTCTCTCTTCGAGATCTGCAGCAGAATCTACAGCGTTCAGTTGCTCATCAGTTGGTTGCGCTACACCTGAAACATTCCATTCCTTAATGTAAGGTCCCTGACCGTTTGAGTCATCCTGAAGCAAAACGTCCGTCATAAAGTCAACTTCTGCTACGCCGTTATTAGCGCAATATTGTTTGACCTTGCTTGATAGTGATGCCATAGTTTTTCCTCCTTTTAATTGTTTATATATTATTTCGGTGGATTAGCAATGGCCGTGTTTTTCTCTCAATTTTAGTTGATAGTTGTGCCATAGTTTTATCCTCCTTAATTTTAACTTAATATTTTAAATATTGAACAGTTAGTGACACCACCACCATTTGTGCCTCTATCATCACCATGATTATGACTTGCATAAAATTCTATGTAATCTCCATTTGTGTCTAAATCTACAACCATTGAAACAGTACCAATTACAGTTTGATTTGATCCATAAGTTGATCCTACTTGACCATAATTACTTAAATATTGAGAACCATTTTTATAAATTTTAGGATTTAAAACTTTACCATCATTAGAAAAATTGGTACTCCATTGCCAATGAACCCAATATTTACCTAAATGAGCTGTAGTAACTGTAAATTTTGAATCTGCAAATAAACTTGCTGAATCAACTAATTCTGTATTTAAAGTAATTTTTGTGTTAGTTGAAGTTGAAACAGTAGTAGTCGTTCCTGTTGCATAAGCATATACAAGAGGAGTATTACTTTCTCCAGCACCAGTCACGGTCCCTGTAAAATCGTAGTTAGCTGCCTCGTTTAATTGAGTTGGTCCTACCGCGTCTGTTGTTATCGATGCTGATGTTACTTTATCTATTGCCATACTATACTCCTATTAATGCCTTCACTTCTTCTTCAGTTAAACCTAAGTCTAAAAGTTTTTGTTTGCCAGATGCTTTTTTATCTATTTTAGCTTGATCTTCATCTTTAATATTTTGTATCATAGTATTTACTTCTGCTTCAGTTGGTATAGTAGCACCATTTTCAATAATTTTAATATTTGCATAAGTCATTCTTTCATTGTTAGGAATTTTATTTCCATCATTATCTGTTTTTTTCCAACCATACCAATTAGGTTTATCTGTATTAAATCTATGTAATGCTTCTTGTAAATAATCCCTATCCATTTTATGTATCTCCTAACCTAATAAAAGTTACTGATGATTGATTTGTAGCTGTATTTCCTTTTATTAAACCGTAAGTAGCTGGTTTTAAAGCATAAAAAGCAACTTTATGAGTAGAAGTATCTGTAACATCAAATAAAAATTTTGTTGAACCACTATTATTTTGATTTGTATTAGTAGAAGCACCTACTGCTGTAGCAGCTTCACCATAAGATGAATTGTTTGTGGTAGTATAAATATAACCAACAACATAATCAGAATCTAATTGTGAAAACCAAAAATTCAGTTCTACTAAATAAAATCCTGTTGATGGAAAAGTAAATATACCAGAGCTTTCTGTCATTCCTGTTCCAATTTTATTAAATCCATCAGTATCAGTTCTTTCCCAATTAGAGCTTATAATTGCTGCTGATGAACCTGGAGTATGATCTGCAGTTATTCTCCATTGATCGGCTTCTGTAATTCCACCACCTTTAATCAATGAGTAATCAATTCTTTTTAATGTTCCAGCATCTGAAACCAAAAACTCATCTGTATCAGCTGGTTCACTAGCAAGTTCTGTTTGACCAGAAATAACATTATCATTTAAATGTTCACTTTCAACAGCACCATCAGCAATCTTTGCTTCTGTAACTGCATCACTTGCAAGTTGTGAAGTGCTAACAGATCCTGCAGGAGCGTTAACAGTTCCTACAGCTCTTCCTAAAAATACACAGTACATTTCGTCCGTACCATTAACTAACGCTGCGGATAGTGTCAAAGTTGTGCCCGATGCAGTGTATGCTTTGCCTGATCCTGGCTCTTGGACAATGTTATTTATTACAAGTCTGATATCATTTTCGTTAGTTACAGAATGTGATAGAGTGTAGGCAGTTTGAGAGTTTACGATTGTAAATACCTGTCTCTCAAAACTTATAAAACTTCTTGCTGGAACGTTTCCTAAATACGCCATGGTTACTCCTACGTGCTTATTGCATCAACGAAAGAAGCCCATACATCTAAACTCGACGCGGTGTCAGACTTCGCTTTCAGAATGTCGTTGTTTTGCATTACAATTTTACTTCCGCCATCGATTAGTTCTAAAGATCCACCTGGAACTATTGGTGCATTTTTAATTAAATAATAATCATTTGATCCATCATTGATGAATACGTCTACTTGAATTGTTGATGTTGTTGTGTTTGCACAACGTATAGATATTATAGCATCATCAGAGTTACTTGTATGTACTGTTGCTGCTGATGTTCCTACGTTTCTCTGTATATATCGTTCAAAATCTTGTGCCATATTGCTCCTTATAAACTATTTCTGACTACAACGCAATGGCCATAGCCGTAACAAATCCTGCTGATACTCCTGCTGCTCCACTTGAAGCTGCCGTTACCCTTCCTTTTGCATCTACCGTAATTGATGAATTTGTATAACTAGCTGCTGATACTCCAGAATTAGCTAGTGTTAATGCTCCGCCAGATGCGATTGTTGCGTCTCCTGACATATCAACTTCTTCAAAAGATGTGCCATCTGCAACTAATATTTTGTTTGCCGTATTTGTTGGCATCTTTAATTTAGATCCAACAGTTAAATCACCATTTACATAGTTAGATACTACATTTGCAAAATTACCCATGTTCGCATGTGATGAACATTGATAATATAAAATATTTGGTGTGTTTGCATCTACAGCAATTTGTGTATATGCACCTGCAGATCCAGCTGTACCGTTAGTTGTTACACCTGTTGTATAAGCCGTAGACTTACCTGCATCTAAATAAAATCTTAACGGGTGACCCGAGTTTGTAGAATCAGCTTGATCAAATCTATAATAATATTTGTATGATGAGTCTGCACCTGAAAATGTAATTGCAGGTGATTCTAATCCATCTAAATAATAAGCGTTTGATGAGCCAACCCCTGAATACGGGTGTGCTGATGTTTTAGAAGCAACTTTAACTGTAATTATTTTTGGCGCTGATGAAGAACCATACTCTTCTGGTTTAGGTAAACTAATCTTTGCACCAGGCACCGTACAGAATACTTCTGTATTACCTGCAAAGTTTACAAGAGCATCACTGTTAGAACTGGAGATAACATTAGTTCTAGCTAAAGTAGTTGCACCTGAATTTAAAGTTCCAAAACCAACTTCAAAGTTATTTGTTCCTGTTTCAAAGATACAGTAATAAGTAGTATTGTCTCCACCGATACCAGCAGCAAAAGTTTCAAAACCTGAAACTGCTCCACCTAGTGTAAACGTACCTGTTCCAGTAGTTGTACTGGATTCTTTTACCCTATCGTTTAATTTAAACGCCATTTAAAATCCTACGATGTTAAACTGATAATTGCATTCGATGGTGTACTTGGATCAGGAAACGAAATAGTGAAGTCACCATTCGTTGCTGTCTTCGTTCCACCAAAATCTAAAACTACACACAACTTATCAGACTTGTCATCATTATATATCGCTGCAAAAGCTGCAGAGAAAGTAGCGCTTGACCACGTTACATCTGCAAAGTCTACAGACGTAGTCGCAGTTGTGGCTACAACAGCCTGACTGCCTAAAGTTTTTCTAACATAGTTTGAACTACCTGCAGAAGAAACTTCGTTAGTAGTTAGTGCAACTGTGCTAGATGTGTCGTAAGGATTAGATGTGTACAATGCTATTTTAAAAGAGTCTCCGCCATTCGCAAAATTATGCGTTCCTGACATCAATTCACCTTTAAAAGAAAACGGTACTACATTTGCCATATATTATCTCCTTATTTACGGTGATGGCGATTTTATTTGTGAACGAATAGCGCCATCTTGCCATTCATCTCTACGTCTTCTACCTTCTTGTTCAATAGAATAAGATTTTGCAGCCCTTTGATATGACTGTTCGTAGTATTGTAACATATCTACGGGTCCTTTCAAGTACCCATATGCTTCTATCAAACATGCATACAAAAGTAAATCTTGATATTTATTAGATACATAAGTTCCAGCAGTAGCTGCTGGAGCGGCCGTAGGCTGAGTTGTATTGGTAATACTTATAGGCTGTTTTGTATAAGCTAACGTAATTTCAAATGTAGCGTTTGGTGTAGGTGCTACTACCCAAAAGTTAGCATCCCAATTGCCGTAATATTTAGGAAGCCCTGATGCTGTTCCAGGAGTGTTGTAGTATTCTGCCATAAAACTAGTATCTCTTTTATCTAAAAATACCTGGTTTCCAGAACTGTCTTTCAATTGAACATATCTAATAAATCTTAAATCAGATGGAATAGTTACATATCTATTCCCAGAAACTAAATTAGATGTAGCATAAAATCTATTATCATCTGTATCTACTTCTCTATATATTCTGTTTTCTGCATTTTTGATTATGGTATTTAAAACCCCTGTAGATAAAACTCCGTCATCTACCTCAGTATAGTTTCTAATATCGTCTTGTAAGTTTGTAAGTGTATATGCCATCTTAAGCCTGTAGTGTTACCGGACCTGCCGATATATCTCCTCCTCCGATATTAGTATTTTCAGTTGCAGCGCTTGCAGCTGTAAATGTATAATTATTAGCATCAACTTTAGTAATTGTAAATCCCGCAGATTTATTTATATCCGCAGTTGTTATACCAAAATTACCCTCACCATTTCTAAATCTAACTACATCCGATGTAGATCTACCGTGATTCTCTTCAAATACAGTTACAGTTGTAGATCCGCTTGTAACTTTTAATGGATTTAAAGTTAGAACTCTTGCAACAGCAGGTTCCGTTCTTGCGGGTCTTGCATTCAATAAACCTTGTGGATCTGCGCCATGTGGTTTTGGTTCTAGTTGTGGATGCTTTCTTTCAAACTCAGATATATGTACTCTTGCACCATTCCATTCAATCACCATTTCAGAATATGGAAACTCTTGTCCTGATCTATCTGAAATAAATTTTGCATATTTACCTGAAGAAAGATTCGACATTAAGACTCCGGATAATAAACTTTAGGGCTGATATAAGTACTAGATGATGAACCATCTTCTTGTAGTGCTCTTTGTAATTCATCTTCATATAACATCTTTAGCATTTGAACTCTGTCTGGTGCATTTTTAATTGCAAGATAATAAGCTAAACCTGCAGTCATACATGGTACAAATCTGTATGGTACATCTGCATCGTTAGTATAATCTCCTGCATCTTGAATTCTTTTTACGTAATAATAATTTATAAACTTACCTGCTTCATTAGATCCAGGTGTTAGATATAAAGTTATTGTAATTTTATCTATGAATCTTTGAACAAAGTATTGTGATGGTGTTCCAGTAGATGTTTTATTTGATAAAGCTTGATACTGAGATCTATTTATTTTTGTAAGTGGTGTGTCTACATTAGAGTTTCTGTAAGATGCTTCTAACACATCATCAACACCATAAACAGCTGTTGCATCAGAAGTACCATCTGCTGTCGATCTAAACATTGTGTACGTTGCTTGATCTGCAACAAGTGTAATACTATTATTTGCAACTTCCCAATAATGTAAACCTCTATTGGCCCATTCTTGAAATAAAATATTTAAAGATCTTCTTGCAGACTTTAACTGATAACCAGATACACCCTGTATTCCTAATCTCTCATACGCCTCTTCGACAATATCAGAGATTGAAAATCCTTTTTCAAAAGTTGCTGTACCCGAAGTAGTGTTAGCCATTTAGCCTCCTACTTGTCTATTAAAAATGTTGCACCTGCAATATTAGTAATAGTTGAAACTTTCATTCCGCCTTCAAATAAAATTCCATCTTCTGGAATATTAAATGCAAAGACATCTCCTGTTGGACAATCTCCTTGGAATAAAGTTGCACTAGAAGTATTGTCTTGTAAGATTATAGTTCCAGCACCACCACCATCAGAAGCTAGAATCATTCCTCTTAATCTAGTTCTTCCAGCGAAAACTGCACCAGTTCCTGTAACTCTTACCGCTTTTACATCTGATTTCATGTTTTATATTCTCCTAAATTTATGTGGGGCCGAAGCCCCACAAATTATTTATTAACTAGCGTCAGCTGAACTTGATACACCAATAAATTTCATAACTATTGTTGCACCTGCAGCTCCTGGATCACCACTTAAAACTACTTCTACTTCATCTGCTGTTGCAGTTGATGCAGTTGTAGCTCCGCCAGACATTCCTAAAACTCCGTTGCAAGGAAAGAATCCTTTGAAACCAGTTGAGTTTGTAGCAGCTGTGATTCCATCTACGAAACCATCTGTGTCTGCATCTGTTCCGATGTCAACTAAGTTAACAGCGTTTGTTGATGCAGTTGTTACAGCTATTGTAACACCCATTGGAATGAAATTGTCAGGCATTCCGATTGCTGATTCTTTTCCTGTAGTAGCACCATTAGCAACAGTTACTGTTGCAGTGTACTGAGAAAAAGTCATTTCGTTTGTTAGAGCACCAGTAGACGCACTTTTAACGATTGTTTTAAAACCGTTTTCCGATCGTACCGGTCCTTGAAATGTAGTATTTGCCATAATTATCCTCCTAGTATTTACGAACGCAGTCTCTAGGCCGTCGACTATACTCGTCTACGTTCTGATTAATTGTATAGTAGTTATTTTATATACTAGATTTAAGTAGAGCGCAAGAGAGCCTGTAATGTGAATTGAATTTATTCAACGATGTAGCTTTTTATTAAGTAGCTACAGAAACTTGTGGGGCAGCGTCTTCCACCTTGTTTTGCAGATGTGCTTTTTTAGCTTCTGCAAGTTTTATATGGCTAATTACTTCTCTGACTTTTCTGTCAATTTTAACCATATTGAGAGTATATCTACCCTCTTTAAGATGATCCTGTTCCCATTCTAGATCCAGACCCTTCTTCTTGGTGTAAAGATCTGCTAGATGCTTGTCCATCTATAACCTCCTCATAGGTTATTCTTTTGACTCTTGGATCATGCATTTCTCCAAGAGACTCCCATTTTATATCACCTTTTCCCAATTTGTCAACAATTGCGTTTTCGATATCTAATGGAGAATCAATGCTATTTACCACAAAATCTGCGTGAAGTTGATAAGCAAATATTTGAACTCTGAAGTTTTTAGGGTGCATTTTTCCTTTCTATTTAGTGATTGTGGCGGAACTATGTCCCGCCACAAAATTATTGATTAAGCACCTGGTGATGCAAAAATACCTCTAGGGTCTGAT